GAGCCGAAAAACACCGCCGATAGTTACGCCAGCAGTCGATGCTGGCGTATATCCGGTGACAAGCCGGTTCGCTACAGGAATCGATGCAGGGCTGTTTATGGCTAGGTAATTCAGCGTGACAGCGGTATTCCATGCGGCGCTAGCGCCAAAATCTTGATACACAAAAGCGTATAGTCCATCTTCATTAATCGTGAATGACGCTCCATTTGCGGCGCTATCGGCATAGGTTATGCCAGTGCCAACATTCGTCATTGCTGTGGTGAAGCGCCGATTTTGATAGTAAGTCGCACCAAAGCCGTTTCCGGTGTGGACGGTGACGCAGTGGTCTCCAGCGCCAACATTCGCCGTGCCGTCATACTTAACCCGAGAGAGCTTGAACTGCGCGGCAGTCACCGCACGCACAATCACGGTGTCATTTGCAGCGCATGTCATCGTGTTGCCACTGCTCACACCATCAATCAGCATGTTCGCGCCCGCGGTGAATGGCGCAGCGCCAGCGCAGATCAGCACGCGCTCTGCACCGGCCTGCGGTGCTGCCGGAAAGCCCGTGCATGTAGTGGTGCCAGTCCAGTCGATCTGATTGCCAGCAGCGGCCCAGATGTCTGCGGTGGTGGCGGCTGATGCGACTGTGGCGCGGGCGGTGTTGATGGCGCTGGTGAGTGAGCCGCCAGTAAATGCCGCGCTAGCCCAGCTCGCGCTTGAACCGTCAGTCGTTACGAACTTGCCCGCATTGCCTGTTTGACTTGGAAGTGCGGCTGAAAATGCGGTGGCGCCGACAAATGCAGTCGTAGCTACTTGCGTTGTAGATGTGCCCGCTGTTGCCGTTGGCGCTGTCGGAGTGCCAGTCAGTGCAGGGGACGCGAGCGGAGCCAGCAAGGCATCAGCAGCAGCGCGGGCGGCAATTTCAGTGCTGAACTGCGTTTGAATCGCGCTAGTCACGCCATCCAAATAACTAAGCTCAGTAGCAGATACATTGCCGATTGAAGTCGTTGAAGGCAATACCGCTGTGCCGGTGAAGGTAGGCGAAGCATTTGGAGCTTTGGCGTCTAACTGCGTCTGAATCGCAGAAGTAACGCCATCAACATAGTTAAGCTCGGTGTGCGTCGGCGTGACTGCTCCGGTGACGTTGGGGAATGTCGCTTTTGTCGCTGCTTTGATCAGCCGCAGATGGCCCGCGCCTTGGGCTTTTTGGTCGGCATCGAGCGGGTTTGTAGCGACTAGGTCGCTGATGTATGTGCCTGTTTCCAAAGCCATGACTTAATCCCCTCGCAGAATGTTGGATCGCGTCTTACCAAATTCAGTCCTCAGCATGGCTTTGCCTTTGGTGGCTGTTGTGTGGGAAACAGCTTCTTTCAGCGCTTCCTCATACAAATACCGCCAAGCTTGAACGCTGGTCTGATCCCCGGTGTAAGGAGTTGACGCAAGCAGAGTCCCATAGAGGTAAACGTCCGGGTATTGATCCAGCACGACATTGGTCAGCGTGGTCGCCAAGTCAAAGCGCGTCAGATAGCGCAGCGTGTAGGTGTAGGCAATGTCTGCTGGGTTTTCTGTGGCGATGTAAGCACCGTCAACCGTGTAATAAGTGCTACCACCGTTCGACGTGGTTACAGGCATCGATTCCGGATTGGAATAAATGAGTTCGTCGCGTGGCTCGTATGTAGTCACCCACAGCGCAATCGGCGTGCCAAAGCGAGTAGGCACGGCCATCAAGCGTGATCCGACCACAGCGGTCAACGTGGCTTCTGTCTCTTGCAGCAACAGCTTTAACTTGCGATTTATCTTTGATTCCGCGAGCTTGATGAAGTCGGGAATCTTCGCCGTCAGGTCGTCCCGGTGGAGATAGCCGCTAGCGCCGTCAATCGCCGCGACCAACTCAGCGTAGGTGGTAAGGCTCACTCTTCAACCTTGAAAGGACGGCCACGTTTTGGCTTGTCAGCGGCGACTGGCTCAATGTCGGCAATCACAGTCTTTTCAGGCTCTACAAAGCGCGCCCAGCCTTTAGCCTCAAAATCAACAGCTTCGCTTTCGCTGTAGGCGTCGGCGTAACCGTTTTTGGTGTTGTTGATCATGCGAATCATGTTTGATGTGCGGGGCCACTACAGCCCCGCATCCTTTTGGTTAAACGCCTTTACTTGGATTAGTTAGCTGCGCACAAGCCTTTTTCCTCAAGCAGCGCCTCCACTTCTGCCATTCGCGTCTGTAGATTTTTAATCACATACAGCAGCGAAATTGCCTCCGCTGCCGTTGCCAATCCATAAGGCGAGGTCGTTGTTAGCGCTTGCAGTGCGTAATCCGGCGTACCGGCTGCATCTGCGATGGTGATAGTGGTCAGTTGCGCGGTTAATGCCGCAGGCTGATCAGTTGGAGTAGCGCCGTGAAAGGCAATTTTCTCGCTTGCCGACGCGCCCACCTGAGCACCATTGGGGCCGTTGTAAGTCACTTGTTCATAATCTTGAGCTGCCATGATGTTTCCTTGAAAAGTTTAAAAAAGGGGCCGAAGCCCCGTTGTTAGTTGGTGATGCGGCAGGCCCATTCAGGGCGCAGCGTTTTGAAGCCGTACAGAATGTCCAGACGCATCAGCAATTCATCGTTGCGAATGTCCGAGGCAATCCAGACGCGCAGGCTCATGCCGTCCTGCGTTTTGCGCACGCACTTGTGGGCGTCGTCCATCAGTGGCAAGTCAGCCGTCACAAAGGTGAAGGCGTCCTTGTGATACATCAGGTTGTTGCGGTAGCTGGTCGAAGCCGCGCCGAAGAACGTGACTGCCTTGGCGTTGAAGTCGGCAACCGCCAGCGCTGCACCCGTGGCCGAGCAGACATTGCGCCTTGCAGCGGTAGTTGCCGACAGGCCCAGGTAGATTGCTGGCGACACGGTGATGCCCGCACCGGCAGAGGTCGCCGTCACCACGAATTGCTTGAGGTGGCCGTAAGCCGCCTTTGTTTCGGGGTGGCAGTCGTAGACGCCGGCAATGGTGAACACCTGACCCACGTTGGGCGATGCAATCATTGTGTGCATGTCAACCGTGGTGCCGCCGTCAGTCACAAGCGCGTCGGCGTCGGTATTGCCAGACACATCAGCGATGTAGGACTGGCTGTAGGTGCGCTCGTTCTCGTAGAAGTCAGCCATGGCCGAACGGGCATAGAAGCCTTCGGTAAACGCCTTCTTGACTTGGCCTTCTGGCGTGAACAATGCTTTGTTGCCGTTCACAATTGATGCCATCGTCACCGAATCGATCTGCAACGCGCGGTTGCTGTCCTTCGGAGCCAGCTGCTGATTGAGCTTGGCGCGTGCATTACCCAGTGCAGTGATGTCGCCGGATGCACCAACCACAGTACCGAATGTGCCGACCAGGTTGTAGGTGTCCTTGGTAGCCTGAGTCAGCATGTCGCCATCAATGCCGCTCATGAGAACGGACATTGCCGGTTCGATGTAGCGCTTGCTGAAAGCATCAACTTCACTCGGGCTGTTCACGTTCAGTGCGAGTTCTGCGCTGTTGAAGCGCATATCCACACCGTCCTGCGTTGCCATGGTGATGGATTGCGTGGTTTCGTTCTGCTCTTGAACGTCCATCACACGCGAGCCTTGACGGCGCGTGTATTGGTTGGGGTTTGCTACCCGCAGCACAGAGCCGGACTTCCACCCGGTTTTCTTGTACTGGTCGTCATAGGATCGGTCGATTGTGGAAATGAACGTGCATTTCTCATGGGCAATGCGCAGGCTTTCGCGTGCGACCATGTCCAATACGGTATTGGTGTTAGCCATTTGATTTCCTTGCAGCGCCTCTCGGCGTTAACGGTTTTTGCTGATGTATTCCCGGCGCATGCGGTTGTACTCAGCGTCGCTGAGGTTCGCATCACCAAGGCTCTTTGTTGTTGTGGCGCTGCCGCCCGTCACGCGTGTAATCGGCTTTGCGACTACGGCAGGCGTTGCAGTGCGTTGCGCCATCAACTTGTCATACAGATAGGCTTTGTGCAGGAGCTTGACGGGCCGAGGATCATTGACGTTTTCCAGTTCCTCGGGCTTGTAGCCCAGTGCCTTTGCCGCCTCCAGCATTCCTTTTTGGACTTCCGGA